AATTAAACCATAAAAATATGCGTCCGGTTGTCAACGGATTATATCAGTCTTATTTTCGTTTAGTACAAGCTGCGATCAAGAACTATGAATGGGATCAGGGGCAGCATTGGAAAGTCCATGTCTCGCAGATGGCGCGTGGAGATGAAGGCTGGGCCCAAAACTTCCAAGCTATGATCGAGGCTCAGGTAAAGCCCTTTCTGAATAGCAACGGGGCGATATTACCGGAATTTGATGGATATGAATACGAGAAAGCAAGCGGAACCAGCGGCGCGAAAGACACACGTGATATTAAAAATCTGATTGAGGACATCTTTGATTTTACCGCCCGGGCCTTTTTAATCCCCGCTGTTCTGGTCAATGGAAAGGTAGAGGGAACTGCCGACGCAAACACCAGGTTTTTGACAAATTGCATTGATCCAATCTGTGACCAGCTTCAGGAGGAAGCCACAAGGAAACGCTATGGCTATGACGGATGGCATAGGGGCGATTTTATCCGTGTGGATTCTTCCTCGATTATACATTTTGATTTGTTTGAGAACGCCGCCAATGTAGAAAAGCTGGTGGGCTCCGGCGCGTATACCATCAACGACGTGCGGAGGGCGGCAAACCAGGCAACAATTAACGAGCCGTGGGCGGATGAGCACTATATGACCCTGAACATATCAACAATGGGACAGGCCACCCGCCCGCTTACTCAGGAAGGAGGAGAAGTGGAATGAGAAAAAACATGTGGGAAATCAAACAGGCTGCGTCTGAGAACACGCTGGATTTGTTTATCTATGGCGACGTTGAAGGAGATAGTTATGATTGGTGGACCGATGAGGTTATTCGCTCTGAAACCTCAGCGAACTTTTTCCGCGAGGAGCTGGCAAAATATCCAAACGTTACCGAGATTAACATTTACATCAATTCTTATGGCGGCTCTGTATTTGAGGGCACTGCGATTTATAACCAGCTCAAACGCCACCCCGCGCACAAGACAGTATATGTGGATGGTTTTGCCTGCTCAATCGCTTCTGTCATTGCAATGGCGGGAAACACCGTAATCATGCCCAAAAACGCTCTAATGATGATTCATAACATGTGGATGGGAACGGTTGGAAACGCTGCTGAACTACGAAAAGCGGCAGACGATCTAGATGTTATCAATGCTGCTGGACGGCAGGCCTATTTACAAAAAGCAGCCGGTAATCTCAGCGAGGAAACACTTATTCAAATGATGGATGAGGAAACGTGGTTGACAGCAGAACAGTGTATTCAATATGGACTGGCCGACCAATTTGCGGAGCAAGAGGCTGATATGAGCAATGCGGGACAGATTTTGCAAAAGGCAAATCTTAATTTGGAGCAGCGAATCGGGATTCAAAGAAGCCTGGCGGCCCAACTGAGGGATCTTGTTCAGAAATTGCCTGAAAATCCCAAAGACAACATGAAACAAAGTAAAGAACCCGGTCCCAGCATTATGCGAATGCTGGCCGGGATTTTTAATGTCTAAAAATGAAAGGAGAAAAACATGAGATCAAACGACATTTTGAGCCGTGAGGAAATTCGCGGACTACTTCAGAAAGCAATCAGGGAAAACGACACCGAGGGTTTTTATCGGGCGTTCGACCAAATAATTGAATGCATTAATCAGGACATTCAGCAGCGTTATGACGCACAGGTGAACGACCTCAAGCAAGAAATGGATTCTAGGGCTTTGGCCCAGCGCGGGGTGCGGCAGCTGACCAACAAAGAACGCGATTATTACCAGAAAGTTGCAGAGTGTATGCGGTCTAAGGACCCGAAGCAGGCATTGGCAAACGCTGACCTGGTGATGCCCAAAACCATTATGAATGCGGTCTTTGACGAACTACAAACCCGCCATGAGCTGCTTTCCTTGATTGAATTTATCCCGACCACAGGCCTAACCGAAATGATTATGAACACCAACGGTTATCAGGAGGCTGTGTGGGGCAAGCTGTGCGACGATATTGTCAAGGAGCTAGTTTCCGGGTTTGAAACCATCGACATGACACTGCTGAAACT